ATTGAAATCCGCTGTCTCAACGCTATAACCGTATATCCCTTTTCCTTAGTCAGAATGGGGAAGTTATCGCAGACACCATAATCGTCTACTCCGTCAAAGACGAGTGCGCCGGGGTAGAGGGGAAGTTGTTTGATGGTAATAGATCCCACCGCACCCGCAGCATTAAAAAGATAAACAGCTAAAAAATCATCTTCTTTTATTGCAGGAATTTCAGTGATGCCATTAGGATTTAAAGGTACTTTTACTGTTGTAGCCGTTGATGTAGAAGGAGCATAAAATGACAAAAATAGATCACCTTCATTGTATCCTTCACTTGATATTTTTATGAAATAAGATTTATTAAATTGGTAAACATCCTTTGGTATAAAAATAGCGTGACCCATTCCTGAGGTTAAAAGGGTTACTTTAATAGAATTGCTACTTTGCTCATCAATTCTTACTTTATCTACAGTAGCATTGTTTCTGAAATAATTAAAATTCTGAACATAACCATTTACTCCACTCATTCCACCCCAAGCGAAATTCTTGAAGGATAGGAACCTACCTTTGCCATCCGCATCCTCAAGGCGTGGATCGTCCATAGCCGCCATCATCTCGTTGGTAAGACCTCCGAAATGCCAGCGCGTAACATCACCCGGAAGTTGCGGGAAGCCGTCGCCGGAACCGCCACCACCGGCCATTTTCCCGTATGCAGGAAATGGAGCATTCAGGCGCAGCCTATTTAGCTGCACCTGGTTAAGCCCTATTTTGTTAAGTCCTATCATGACTGATATGCTATTTTAGCCAATGTCACTTCTGCCCCGCTCTCAATTCGGATGTGCATACCGGCAGGGACGTTCGGTATCTCAAAATCCAGATTGGCCATAAGAGGCCATGCCGGAGGCAGCGGAATGGGGACATAATCCTCTCCCGTCAACGACTGCTGAACGCTCAATGCTCCATAAGCTCCCGATACATTTGTACGGGTAATCTTAATATTAAAAGGTCCTGTTGCCTCGAACTCGCAAACATACAGGTCACCTTCTTTATTAAATGTCAAATCCTGTAATTCCATCACATTACCATTTTATCAAACAATACTGCTAATGCGCCTGCCGGCACATCCTTATTGGCATCAACGAGCTTGTCAAATGCAAGCTCCGTGAGAGATTCGATTTTCACATCTACCGGTTCACTATTCATACCGCCTTCAAAGCATCCTTCATCCTTATTGTAGGTGCCTGTTTGAACTGCTTTCAAATCCCGGTTAAACTGTTCATTTTGCTTGTTAAATGACGCAACCTCCAAATCCGATACTGTACGGCTACCACCGGCTGCTACAGCCTCATTACTTTCGAGCATCTTCATTACCAGACTGTCGTAATCGTCCGGTTTGAGACGTTCTTTTGCAAGGTCCATATCCGCACTGTACTTATCGGCCACTTCCCGCAGAGCACGGAGATTTCTGATCACTTTTAAGCGATCAGAAGTATCCATGCCTGAAAGTTTCAAGTCTTTCAACACCGTAAATAGTTCAACTGCTTCGATAGTTATCATGGTCAAGCCTCCTCAATTGTTTTATTGTTGATGGCCTGTACCATTTCGTCCACCAGTTCTGAGGTATCGGTCCGGTATTTGACATATGAGATGTCGTTGATGTTGATGCCGAGCATCGAAAAATTACCGATGTACGTTACACCGTCTTTCAATCTGACATCGCCATTTACTGACTTAACCTGACCTGTGTTAGAGTCTATTTCTACTTGTCCTTTCAAAGTGATCTGTTCACCGTCATAGATCACGTCCGCAATTGTTCTTTTGTTGCTAATCTGTTTCATATCAATTATTTTTATGGTTGTGATTTCATTCTAATGAAAAAATGCAATGTTCCGGAATCTAATTTATTGCTTGCCCAGGCCGTTGGAATCTGCAATTGGAAATTGTTGTATTCTGAATTTGTATCCAGGTAAATTTGTCCAAGAGACTCATAGTCTACATTAACCTCTCCACCTGAATTTTTGTATATAAAGCCCTTTGCAAGGACATCATAGTAACCATGTATATCAACGGTACCATATCCCGGTATTTCCGTATAATAGTCACCAACTATCTTTGCACTGAATTTCAAAACATATCGACCATCATACGGAGTCCCTGAATTGGGCTGAAACTCTATTTCTTTGTTTGATACCGGAATTTTCGTTTCATAATCCGGTATCGCTACATTTTCATACCCCCCGGATGAAGAATTGGGATTGTATATGTAGAACCATAGGAAATTACCAGGACTAAGCCCTTCTTTTCGTTGATTCAACCTCACTGTCTGTGATTCTATATAGGGGACTTTAAAAAGCATTTTTTCTCCTCCGGTATCAGTATATCCGACATACATCTCAAAACGGAGATATTGATACGTGCTGCCGAGATTTTTTAATTCATATTGCTGGTTATAGGACCTTGTTGTACCATCCGTATTCACGTATGACGGACTTTCAATCAATGCTATTTCATTTTCCGATCCGCCTAATGCGAATGTCCCAATTACCTTGATATAGAAATGATCAATATATCCCTGCACTGATTTCCAATTTATCCCCGAACAAGTAACAAGAAATACCAATCTCAGGGAAAAAGACGGATAATAGTCAATTACTCCATTGACTGCATTTGTACAATTAACAAAAGGAGCTTCCGCATTGGTATCGTAACCGGCAAAATATCCGAGTGATGCACGATAATAAGGATTGGCCGAATTACCTGCATCAAATTTCATTCTAAGCTTGATGCGCTGATCAATATCAATAAAGAAGCGCCCAGGACTATCAGGACTCCAGATATTCCAATAAGGCAATGCCCCGTCAATCATAAAGCCGCGTGTACCATCTGTATAGCCGTTTTCTGCTACCCGAAAAGCATAACCTTTTTCTCCTCCGGATTTGGCCGCGGCCACAAGCCGGAAAAGATCACGGATAACGTACCCTTTCCCGCTGCTCGTATATACTGCTCCAACCTTCAATGCAGTCTGAAAAAGTGTCAGATCTTTCTTTGGTAGTATCATGCCGCAGTTCCTCCTTTCAGTTCATCTATTTCATTTTGCAATCTAATAACCGTGTCCTGAAGATGTTTAATCTGCTGATCCTTCGTTAACTCCCAGTCCTTACGGACTTTCACAAGATTTTCAATCATCATAGACCTTTTAGAGATCTCCTGTATGCCTTTTATTGCCAAAGCTGACATGCTCGCATAGTCCATTGAATAATATCCATCCGGCTCCGTAAATACAAATTCGGGGAAATATTGGATAACCTGTTGAGCAGATAGGCCAATCCGTACCGTGGCATCAGGATCATTTTTATAGGAGTACCTAAATACAGATAAAGCCATCATTTTAGACAGTACATCTTCGAGATCACCCATTAAATTTTTCCTCCTAATATCAGATCCTTGTACCAATGACCCTTTGACCCACATATTTCCGGAACTGCTATACGATAGATAAGCCCTTAAGTCATTATTGTAGTAAAAACAATAATCATTGGAAGGGACTGTAAGTTTCCAATATGATCCAAACCACATATATGGGCCAGAACCCGATAAAGCTATACCCGGACTTGATTTGCTAATAGTTAGATTTCCTGTAATAGTTCCACCGTTCCAACTACTCCCCCCAGAAATACTACCCTTTGTTAAACTCAATGTCCCACCCGAAAAAGATGCGTTTATTATTGCGTTCCCGCTTCCGGATATGCTAACAGATGTTACAAGTCCAGACGGCTTACTACTTATTTCGCTCCATGAGTAAGACGGCTTACTACTCCCAATCCACGACGGTTTACTGCTAATTTCGCTCCAACTATAAGATGGCTTGGACGATCCTATCCATGATGGCTTGCCGGTAATATCGTTCCAGGCGACAGAACCGCCGCCCCCACCTCCAGAAGCGACATACAACTGCCCAGATGAATTAACTCTTATTGTATTGCCATCATACTTTACCAGCCCATAAGTTGACGACGATGCAACGACGGCTAAATCTGTTATGCCGGAAGATGAATAGGCGACAACATCCCCGTGAGCTATGAGATCATTATATATCAATAATGTACCGTTATTACTGCCGGAAAAATATGCAGCCAAAGTATTGCCATTTCGGAACCCTAAATCTCCTGATGCCTCGTATATTGACCACTGTCGAGACCCTGATAAAATCAACGCAGGTTCCGTTTTCCGTATTGTCAGATCGCCGGACATCATATCCCCGGCTTTTTTGACGTATACAGACAAGTTCGGCGTTCCGCTTATTTCGCTATAAGAAATGGTATAAAACGTACCATCTCCGGCCAGATATTTATTATTACTACCTGCTCCGGAAAGGGCATTAAGTATCATATTCTTGTTGATACCCGTAATATACCCCACATCATTGGATAATTGCCCCAATCGGGTAGGTATCTCTGTGCGAAGCGCGAAAGTGCTTCCTTTTTTCCAAGTAAGAATCTTGGTTGCCTTATCATAGGACAACTCCGTTACGGCATTTCCGGTACCGGATGGTATGACGTTTGTCAATCCTCCGCCGGCTCCGTCTGCTAATGTAAGCTGCCCGATGGAATTGATTGAAAATACAGAACTGTCATATTTGACCAAACCGTACATATCAGGAGTTGCTATAGCTATAAGATCGCCAATATCGCTTACAGCGTATGCCACAACATCCGCTTTGGATAACACCGTCTTTTCAAATGTTTTTTGTCCTATTATCGTTTGATCCGTAGTCAGCGTAACGTAATCCTTATTCAAATTAATAATTTGCGTTTCGAGCTTTTTGAACGCCGAATTAACGCTATCTGATGCCGTGATAATAGGGCTTATGCTGTTTGATAGGTAGCCATACAACAAGCTGGATGGAGTCAGATAATGATACCTGTCCAGATATTCTTTGAGTTGCTTTTCGTCCAAGCCACCGCCGGCGAAATTAGGATCAACAGATATAATACCATCTTCTCCGATGATCAAACCGCCTCCCTGTTTGATCTGTACTGCTCCAGGAGTCGTATAAGTCGCAACGGGAAATGCCATATCGGGAAATTCATCCTGCGTGCCATAGGCTACAACATCCTTTTCAGAAACGGCCGAATACTTTGTTCGGATATATTCCTTGCCTTCGTCCAGAGCTTCTCCAGCCGCACTGGTAGTAATGAGGTCCCAATAACCGGAAAACGAAGATCCGCCGATACTTGAACCTCCGGACATTGAGTTTATATTACCTCCAATTGCATCTAACACACGTCCAGTACGAGGCAGTGCATTTTTATTTATGCTTTTATTTATAACCTGCTTACTCATAAGGGATATCACTTAGTTTGTCTGTGTCCTCAGAAAAATTAGTAACAGTAAGATTTGTTATCGCACTGTTAAAATCTATCCTACACCCAGATGTTATAAACCTCTCACCGATCCACCTGTTCTTAAAAGTCGAATACCGCATAGCGGGATTTTCAGTTGTTTTCAAATCCACAGTAAAAAGTCTATTCTTTCGGGTATAGTTGCTATGGATGGTGCATAGTAACAGCCGCTCCAGTATATTTGTCTGGCCGGAACGGGTGAAAGATAGTTGTAAACCATACATGTCGTTTTTCTTATACAGGATGTTACCTTTCCCTATAGGTCGTTTATCCTCATTGGCAGATATACACTTCAACGAAACATCGCCATAATCTGCCTTAACTTGTTTGTTTATGTATGATTCAAATCCGTAATCATCCGTATTCAACGGATTTCCTGCCATGCTTTCCAAACTGGCCTCCACGTTATTTATAATAAAACTTTTTACCTTATCCGCCGGATATATTTCTATACCATCGTTTAAACTGTTGTCTGAAATAATTGCATAATTTATGTATAATTCTATATATCCGCTTGCTTCAGGAAGCCTTATCTGTGCCCCTTCTCCTGTATGACCGGTTAAAAAACCAACGGTTCCTTGCGATAGTTTTATGAGATCCGTATTTGTCAGCCACTTATTCGCAGACCTTGTATTCGAATATGGTTGTCCAGATGCTCTATTAAAATCGGTAAACCCTATAACAAAGCTGTTTTTTACAATATTTCCACTTGTTGCCGATATCCATCCTACTCCTTTATAATAGGTGTTACCGTAATACATCAGCGGTGTTCCGTGCTCATCTTTTAGAACCAAATCACAATATAGCTCTATAGCACGTGTCCTTTCATCTTTTTCGGTAACTTCCGAATCAAATGGGTTTTCACGGGTATTTACATATGCATCCACTTTCAGACGCAAAAAATTATCTCCATCTGTGCTAATGATAAATCCATCCTTATTTTTAAACATCCAATTGTTTTTCGCACTACTATCCCCAGTATAGTTAATCTCTGCTCCCATCAATGTACTGTTCTCTCCTTTTTCTTCATACAAAATGAATTTACCTTTTTCCCAAGGCTGGCAATCATTATACACCTTTAATGTAAATTTGCTGTTCTCCGTTGTAGTTTCCAGATCACGCAAACCGTCCTCTGTTATATTATATTCCAGGTAATCATTCAGGGCATAAATCGAACTTGTTATACTTACGTTGTTTATCATTTCTTCAAACCCGTAAGGGGCATTTGCCGACATAAAACCGATATCTGACATATCACCCAAAGCAAATGGTACATTTTCATCTGCAATGTATGACAGTGTATCGAAGTTATATGCTTTCATGTGTAACCCATGTGCTACCGTATTATAGTCATATATGTATACCGACGCATCACGCTGAACCATCATAAGCCCGAACGGTTTCAGTATGCTTTCTATTACTTCCTTGCACGACATTGGCATATCTTCTTCGTCGTAGAAATTAGCCGACTGGATATATAGTTTATGTAGCAGGCTTTCCGAAGGCAAAAGGGTGATTCCTCCTGCCGTGGTAGTACATCCGATATACAGCTTGCTGAATGGTATTGCCAGTTTATTAAAACATCTTTTCAGTTGCGTGATCATAGGCTGTACATCTGTGTATCTTGCCTCTGTATCACTGGTAAACTTCAAGCGTTCCAAAATATTGAAATCTGCTGCCGTAAATTCGACTGTATAGGGTGGATACAACGCTAAGTTTTCTTCATATAGTTCCGGATCCAGCCAACCCATCCAATAGAGCGAGCCGCCTCTATAAAACTTAACCAGATAATCCTGCATATTGTCAGTATGTAGGTTCTCAAACTGAAAGATAGTCGTACTGATTAGGCTAAGTGTAGCCCCACTCCCTTGCAAGGGAGTCAACTTCTTTACATCCCCATACTGAAGGACGAAGGGAACATCTGTAGCTTTGATCTCTTCTACTTTCACCGTATCTTTAGTTAAAATCTCGACACGATTAAGAATATTATCGAATCCTTTAAACTCGTAATAGTATTTCACGTTCATTATCTCATCCTCCCCTGTTTACGTGCATAGTTATCTACTACGGCAACAAGACTGCTTCCGCTGCCAATGAGTTTGCCAGTGATATGTATTGTCTCTCCCCTGTTCCCCCTGTTGATTGCGTTGTACAGGTTATTTTGCTGCGACTTGTTAAGGATCATTTCGCCACTATTAACACGTGCAAGGACCTTGTCACCGGCATACATGCCACCCGGAACAATACCACCCTGTTCAAACTTTGGCAGGTTGGCCATTAATCCAACCATAGTTGCAACTGCCGAAACTGCCTGTATCCATCCGATAAAAGGAGTAGACGCAGCACTTGCGGCTGAACCAGATATGGCTACGGCTGAGTTTCCGTCCACCAATTGCCGCATGACAGGCAACACCGAACTGATTGCATTCGTCATATTCCCCGCCCAGTTCATCCAATTAGATGCGGATTCTCCCATCAAGCCACCAAGGGACTGAAAGGCTGACCCTATCGAAGAAATGGCAACAGAGGTTTCTTGTAATTCACTTCGATACTTGTAATATGCCTCTGCCTCTTCATTTATATTTTTGATCTTCTTTTGCTGCATTTCGTCGTTGAGAATAGCAACATCTCCGATCGGATTTTTACCTTCAGTATCACCGGCCGACAAACCAGGAGCCTCCATAGGCTTTGCATTAAGCACAAGGTCAATCACCAGTTTGTTTTCCTTCCTGATCTTATCCAGTTGCTTCTGCAATTTGTCCTGTTCACGCAACAAGTCGAAGCGTATCTCCGGATTCACCTCGTTGGATATACGTTCTTTAAGTTTCGATATCTTTTCTGACAAATCTTTTTCTGAACCTATTTGCACAGGAATCTTAATCGGTTCACCGGTAGATGCAACAGATGTAATTTCTTTTTCTTTCTGCTCTATCTTATCTAATGAAAGTAGTTGATCATTCAAATACTTTACCGACTCACTATATAAAGCACTCTGTTCCTTTTTCTGGGTGACGATTTCTTTTTGGAGTTTGATTTGTTGTTCAAGCCTCCTTATCTCTCCTTCAATATTCGGATTAATATTAAAAGTCTCAGCTCCATAAGCTTTTAGAGCCTCATTGATGGCGAGGCCTGCCACACCTGGAAGTCTAACAGATGATGCATCTATTCTTTTCTTGTTTACCTCCGACAACATGTCTTCCAACTCTTTCAGCTTGTTTTTTTCCTTTTCAAGCTGATCACTAACATCAGAACCGTAATGGTTGTTCATCATACCCATTACGGTTCTGATCGCTTCATCCTTAGACATACCGTAATCTTCCCATAATTTGATGTCTTCTGCCAGTTTCTTTTTACGGTCACTTACAGCTTTGGATATTTGTTCGTTTTCTTTTTGTTCGTAGTTTTTTATAAGATCGGTTGCTTTGGAAACAAGTGATGTAAGACTATCAATAGCTTTCTTAAAAACCCCGTTCGATTTGTTCGCTGTCAAAATAAACCCCTCCCAAGCCGACGACAGACCGTTTATAGAGCCAGCAAGGTTATCGTTATTTATCTTCTGCTGTTCAATAGCGGTATTGGTGCCAGTAATAGCTTTTACATACTCTTTATATTGGTCTTTTGCGTTTACAATGGCAAGTGCCGCCGTCACGCTCTCTTTGCCGAACATCTTGGTCATTCCGGTTGCGTCCAAATTCTTTTTAGCAAGGTTATCGAGCGCAGCGGTAAGCCCCACTACGGAAGGTTTAAGATTCTTATCCGTACTTGCTTCAAGCGTAAGAAAGATGTTTCGTAGATTCGTACCCGCTTCACTGGCTTCCGAAATCTTCGGGGCGATAGCTTCAATGGCAGCTACCAATTCATTGTACTTAACACCTACACTACTGGCAGCTCCACCGGATTTCTCGATGGCTTTTGACAAATATTGTATATCTGCCGAACCGGCTTGTGAAGCTGCGGCAAGTATATTAACATACTCACCTGCCTTATCTGCCGATTCTCCCATTTGGTTTATAGATCCAGACAGAGCTTTAGCAGCTTCAGGGACGTCCATGCCTGCTGCTTCGGCAAGAGTGATGGCCTGTTTTGTAACTTCGCTCAATGCTTCTTTGTTCTTCAGCAGTTCGGGCTGTTGCGAACCTATAAGCTGAAAGGCTTCCACAACCTGCGATGCTGTCTGGGTAGAGGTAGAACCCAGTTCTATGGCTTTCTGCTTAAAGAACTCCATATCCGTTGCTGAAAGCCCGGTGATGGAGCGGAGTGAGGATAGGGATTTTTCAAACTGCATACTTGTTTTTATTGCGTCAGTAAACGCAACCGACACGCCTGCCATGGCGGCAAACGATCCGACAAACGAACGCATACCGACAGACACTGCTTTTGCTGTTTTCTCAAACGATTTGATCTGCGCTTTGCTCTTCTTGATATTCCGATCAAACTGGTCGTTCTTCAATAGTATCCGTGTTACTAAATCCGCTGGCATTGTTTTTGTTTTTTATAAAATCCTGTATTTTATTCCTCAATCTACTTATCTCTTCGTCAGTAGGGGCTTTCGGTTTATCTTCATTTTCTTCATCCCAAGGAAACTTCAGCAGATCCAATGGTGCAAGTTTCCTTGTCGAATTTCCTTGTGCGATGACGTACATCAATAGGCGAGTCTGTTCCCAAGATTCCCTATGCTTATGAGATGAACGCTCCAAAAGGGGCTGTATCTCATACATTTGCATTCTATCTAGAACGTACTCGGAAGAAATCCCAATATCAACCGTCAGTATCTGATATATTTCCCGGATCGTTAGCCTTTTTTTTTTCGCCTTCCGACGGTTCATCTCCCGAAAGTAGGTTCATGCGTTCTGTTTCAGTATTCATCCACTTCATAAGCTCTTGTATCTTTTTCGGCTCATCGTCAAGAACATTCGTAAAGTCCTTAAATGACAGGTCGAAATCATCATTATTGGCAATTAAGAAACAGAAGATCAAAAGGAACACATTCATTGTCTTATCCGGCGTAAAGGGCACGCCCGCGATCTGTTCGTACAGAAACAAGCCGCGTAGCGTGTACTTTAATTTATAGGTATTCCCTTTCAATTCGATCATTTTGCACGCTTTTTAAGTGGTCCGCATCCGGTGAACGTAGCTGTGTAAGTAGCTTTATCTCCATCAGGAGCATTTGCATCTAATTGGGTAAGCAACACTTCACCTTCATATCCTCCTTCAGAAATAGTCCATCCTCCTTCCGGTTTGCCTCCTATGTCATCAGCATTGCCGGCAATGCTGAACGCAACAAACAGTTTTTTACCTGCCAACAGAGCATCCATCAGTTCGTCATAATCCGCTTCGATCATCATATTCTCAGAGGTCATAGACCAAGTCACTTTCCCGGCTTCACTATCACCAAAGATACCAGTGTCCTTGTTAGATGTTTCAATCACTTCTCGACTGGTTGTCAATGTATGATTTGTAGCCGCACCTAGTGCCGTATACGTGAAACTGGGTGACTCCCCGCTGCGTTTGAATAACATCAAATCGCTTCCTTTTACTACTGACATGTTACTTCCTCCCTTTTTTATTCGCTATCTTTATAATAGCTTTTGATAATTCATTTTTAATATTGCTAAATATTTGCTGTTCAGTCTGATCATTTGCCAACTTGAAAAACCAATGAGGCTTTATTCTTCCGGTTCTCCTTCCTTTCCCTTTCCTCTGATAGAAAAATCCCCAACGACCAACCTTACGTTTAACCTTGTTTTCTTCAGTACGATATTGATATCCTTGCGTGTGACGCTCATTAGTACCAAATTCAAACCACGGAATCAAGTAGTTGGACATGATATGTACAAGAGATAGAAGATCCTTCGCTTTAACCCTCACAGTAGCTACACGTCTGATCTTCGTAACTTGTTTACCGGTCTTTTTCCTAGTGATGGTTTCTTTTTTATACATAGGGATATTAAGTCCGGTCTTCAAAAAATTCTCGTCCGTTTTCTTTTTTAAGATATTGGCAGAGCTTCGAAGTGCCATCAACTCAACTTTCTTCATTTCGGGACCGGATAGGCGGTCAAGCATATCCAGAATTTCTTTGCCATCAGCTTGTATGCTCATTCCGTCAGCCATCAGATTCTATTTGAAAGTCCAAATTCTGAAAAAAACCATTACCATCCACACCCGAAGATCCGCTCACTAATATGCATGATTGAATGTTTTTACTTCTGTATCCGTCCAATCCGGCCATAATGCTGTCAGCTATCGCATCCGCTTCATCGAATTTGTCGGAAATGACACTAATACCATAGTCCATCCTATAATCATCCACACCATCTTTTGTTCGTCTTGCTACAAAGCTGGAGCAATTATAAACCACATACGGAAAGCGAACGACTTGGTCGGCTATCACTGGGTATATGCCCGTCTTGTTAGGCAATATTTCTTCCAGTCTTTTGAACAATTCTTTGTTTACTCGTTGCATAAATCTTCGCGTATTATATCGTACCGGATTATATCTCTCTTCATAGTGCGCACACGAACAATATTGTACCGTTCGCCATTATATTCAACTTTCCATTCTACACCTGCACCCACCACAAGGTATGTAAAGACTGTATAGACATTCTCGATGGTTTCTGCTTGGTAGGCATTAGCATCTGATTCCACATGATCCTTTACTTCCGAAAGCCTTTGAGCATCTACGACATAAACCGTTTCAGAAGCTCCCGTCTCAGATATTCGGATCTCTGGTCTCAGGAATATTACCATTTCATTAAAATTGCCTATTCTGTAGTCACTGTTTTCCATATTCTTGGATTTGCGAGCCTCTGTGAGGCAGTTGTACGTTCATCAAGAGCATCGGCCGGATTCTCAAATAGCGATGATGCCTTCAGAAGAATGGCGGCTTTCAGCGTATTCGGAAATCCGCCTTCAAACGTTGAAAACTTCCTTCCGCAAAAGCCCTCGATATATTCGGCAGAAGCTAAAAGAACCGTCGTAAGTTCTTCATCCAAAGTGCCGTCTACCGGCATTCTGAGATGCTTCTTCAATTCGTCCAATGATACCGGGCATTCTTCTAATGTCATACTATTCTCCTTTCGTTAGAGTATCGATTATTTGCCTTGCCGTAACGCTCCCGATACCCGGAACATCCGTCAATGATTCTTTTGCATCCAACACCTGACTCTTTGTAAATAAGCCTTCTTTTATCAAGGCCGCCCGACCCGGAAGATCAAGCGGTAAATCACTTTTGATCTGATCCGCATCAGCGGGGAGAACAAAGCCATCCTCTATGAGTTGATTGGCCATCTCATCCGATAAATTGGCTTTGTCTCCTTTAAAATAGGCAAGCCCCGCTTTTGCTTTTCTAAATACTACCCACATAACTTAAGCGATTGTAATATCTTTGATTGCTGCGAAAGCTTCTTTGCGCTTGATAAAGATGTTATGATAAGCATTCAGGGTGACTTCGTATGCACCGAACTTTTTCATTGTATACGGATCGACAATCAAATCCAAGCCTCCCCAACCCATAATCCAGAGATTAGACCAATCACCGAAAATAAGCGCAGAGCACTTCTTTGTAGCCGTGCCTTTAGTCAGATCTGACGGGATTAGATTAGAGGCCAATGCCCGGTATCCGTTCATTTCTCCACCTTCCCAGATATATCCAGCCACGTTTGCCGATTTTAGAGTTGTCTTTGCTTCGCCTCTTACCTTCGCATTCGTCACATATGCCATTGACGACACGTCAGCATTCTTAATCGTGATAGCTGTTTCCAGATCCACAATCTTTTTAAAAGTGATCGGACCACCATTATCACCGATAGCCACCGAACCGATACCGTCCGTATTCAAAACGCCAGTCGGCTGTTTTGATCCGGTGCCATTAATGGCAGCTGTTTCGAGTAATTCGGCATGAGAAGCCATAATGTCGTTGATAATCACCCGGTCAATATCCAAGTTCGATTGAATAGTTAATTGTTTGGAAATAGGCACATTGACAAAGCAGCGCATCGGATTAACAGATACTTTGCTGAATTGCTTCTTTGTATCCGATCCTTCTGCGTTTTCATCCAGCCATCCCATAGTGATAGCTTCGCCTTGAATCAAATCGATATTATTAACCAGTCCTCCCATATAGGTAGCTCCTGCTTGTGTCAAGATCAATCTGTTTCTCAAAGCCTCCTGATACATCATCTGAGATGTAACCGTATATCCACCGTCAGCCGGTGTCGTTACGTTCTGACCGTCAAAGGCACGTCCTTCAACATGCATTCGGCTGTTTAAAAGTGCGGACGGAATACCTACACCGGTCAATTTATATCCACATCTTTTTGCCTCCTTTTCTGCCTCCTGAGCCATTTCCGCTTCAACTCCGGTCAGTTGTGATCCATTTTCTCCGGAGGCTTCACGGATAAATTTTGCAAAACTGAAATTCTTGGCCACATCACGGATATTCTGTTGGTCAGCCTGTGCCGTAGCAGCAGCCCGTTCAGCTGCCTCATTCAAGTTGATAGCGTTTAATTCTTCTACCAATTCGGAAACCCTATCGGCTGACGAACGAAATTCATCTCTCTTGTCTTTATCTGACAAAAGCTCGTTCATTCGGGTTCTTTCCTGCTCCAATTCCCTCGTTACTTCATGTTTCTTTCTCATATCGCTTATATATTGATGTTTAACAATTTGACATAGTTATTGCAGTACGGCACATAAGATCAAGAGCCAATGCTCGGTCTTCGTCTGCATCACGTTCTTTTTGGTCATTATTAGCATTGATATCCGGTTCCTGGTCTTCGATCGTACAGATATATCCATCTGCTGACATCCTTTCTATTGTCTCCCCTATAGGATCTGTACCTACTGATCTCGCCAAGGCATTTTTATTCGACGGAAGAGGAGTAACAGATATCTCAAGTAATTCACAACGACCGTAATAATAGGTTTCATTTTTGCCACCTAAAGCTTCATCTCCTTTACCGAATTGACCACGCTCCAATGGGAGGAAACCCACAGATACGCCGCGAAGCGTACCGGCAAGTACTTTTCTGAAAACTTTATCCGCCAATGGATTCAGATCTTCCGCTTCAAAACGAATTTCCCCCATCAGTTTTTTACCTTCTATCCAAGCACGAGCAGTGCCGATCGTTTGATCAGGATCACTACTTCGACCGTTATGATTGTAAAATGCAACTCCTATCCGGTTAAAACGTTTCAAATCCCATTTGTCTGCCGACAGGACTGTTCCATATGTGTCGCGGGTTTCATCTGAAAAGACGAACTGCACGGTTCTTGTTTTTTCGGCCTCTTTTCTATTCATTTGCTTACTTTTTCCTTTGGTAATACTTCTTTTCCTACAATATTTTCGTTGCCTGGATACAACATATCATCAAGTCCATCCATCCGGTTCATATTTTCCATTTCGCGCACCTCGTTACGGGATAACCAGCCATCCAAAACCGCATTGTGATAAAAATTTGACCGGCTTGTCATATCTCCACGCATCAACCCGTTCAAATTAAACTTGGTTTCGTACCTGCCTAATTCATCCTCAAAAAACAGCTTTCTGTCCATTTCTTGCTCATACCGCTTAACGGATGGGCGAATAGAATACTTAGCGTATTGGATATCTTGATGTTCTATATTTGAAAATGTCGCTCTTGATAAATCAGCCAACATATGAGGAGGCAGATTAAATATCCTGGCGATATCCTGCAAAGCGAATGTGCGTGTTTGCAGCATCTGAGCAGCCTCCGGAGCGATACCAACCTGTTTATACTTTACACCTTGGTCAAGAATAGGCGTGCCGAAATTTTTTGTCTGATTAAATTTCTTAGCAAAATCGGCTGCAACATCAGCCCCCATCACTTTATCTGTTTCAAGAACAGCCTTCACATTTCCTCCCTGTTCAAAAAATTCATTTCCGAAAGACTGAGCGGAAATGCCACTGCTAATAGCCGCAGCGTTGTAAACAATGGGATTTACGCCTGTAATTCCATCTTCTGACATCCCGAAAAAATGCAACATGTCTTCATCCGGATAGGTCCCGTCGAAAAAAAGGCTACCGGCCACAATATACCATTTACGTGCATTTCTAAACACAACACTCACTAACCGGGGATGGACCGGTATCAATTCCACCGGATCACCTTTCATATCCCGACGGATAATAACAAAAGCATTCCCCCAACCTTCCAAACATGAATTAGTGTATTCCCAAAAAGTAAACACATTCATCCAGCCGTTGGGTTTGTATTTTATCAGCTTGTATATATTGTGCTTACGGGCATCATGCCGCCCGGTTTCGTCGATAGAAAAAACGGTTTTAGGTAGGGAAGCTACCGTCTCAGAACGAAGACGGATTGCCGCATATACGGCAGTGAAACGCATTGCTTGTTCTGTGTTTACAGATGATAAGGCAGAACGGAATGAAGAAATAGAAGATAATCCGTTTCCCATGCTGTCAAAAGATCCTCTCGAACTTCTTGTTTTAAAAGAGGAAACCTTGCGTTTAAATATACCCAATAAGCTTTCCATTCTCCGCATTTTTTCACAAAATACAGATACTTATTTGATATATGCAACACAGCACACAAAGATTAACAATCTGTAAATAAGCAAATTAAGTCTTTATTTGCAATCCAAAAGTAAGATTACAAATGAAATCTGAAAATGAAAAAAATAATTTAAACAAAACACATAAAAATCATAAGTTTACAAAAAAATAGCCTCTTACGAAAAGAGGCTATAAAATAATCAAAATCATTTGCAATTTTGGAAAAACAAATTAACTTTTTTTATTTGTTATTTCCGTCTGTCTGCTTCTTCAAGCTCTTAAACGCTTTCAATAAAAACTCAATAAACGTTATATCGTCTTTAAACTGATCCACATAATCCACATCTAAAGACCGGACATAGTTGTATGTCAACTCTTCAAGTGAATCACATATTTCATCAACTTTATACCGGGTGTTTATCATCTTGTTGAAAACTTCATAATCATATTCTACCATAACATTTCCTCCTATTCAAAATCAATGCAACTAAAAACAACATTAAGTAACTCCTCAAATGTATCTTCCCTATATACCGGCATCGTGCGGCCACGATAGTAGGGATTCGGCTTGTTCCGGCCATACTTCAGACCTTCATCTATCAACACGCAATAGCTCCGCCATCCGGCATTCACTCTTTCCATATACCCTATACTGCAAAGCACATCGTTAAAATACTCTACATTTATGGTAACACCATGCTTTCGCAGTAACCGGGTTGCACTTATCATCCCATCACTGACGGCCGGAGGAAGTGGTAAGTTCTTACTTTCCGGTAAAGCCCGGATCCCGTCGTTGTTGATTCGCTGGATTAGTTCTGTCTTTGCCTCATTGTCCAACGGTAGTGACATAATGTGCTGGACTGTATCGACTATCGCATCTGCCTTTGACATTGATTGTGGGTTCATGGCACGGTGAAAGACTTGACGGTATACTTCGAAGACTTCGCGCTTCTTTCGGGCAATGAAATATTCAAGGCAGGGGATAGATAGGTAGTATTCATCAGCATTTCGACCTCTTCCCGATTTTTCCCCATTTTGGGGGAAAAATTGATAATCAGTATTTTGTATAAATAAATCGCTATCCTCCAAAGCTCTTACAGCTTTATCTTTTCTACTATATACCAAAGGCCAAACATCGTCTAAATTTACCGGAAAATCATTGCCGGAAGCCTGTAAATTCATGATTTCTTCAAAGTACAACTTCACATCCGAAGAAATACTGTTTTTCATCAACTTACTCATAATGTTTCCCCTCCATTCATTACATCATATGCTCCGGCAAGTACAAATACAAAGAAAAAACATAGGATAAGTAGGATGCACATCTTTACATCTTCTACTTTTTCAACAGGGATTACATCTTGCCAAGGTTCCGGCAGACGCTTCTTAAGATTTATGACTAAGGCAAAAAGCATTGCCCATGAAAAGATTGTTCCGAGCTTTACGGATGCAGGTACAGGCGTACCAGCAGCTGAGATTGTTTGTTTCATCCGTGTTTCGCATTTGATGAATAAATAAAAAAAGCAGCTCTATATAATCCTAAGGTCGCGAAACACACATATATCAGGGATATATGAATGGATTATGATAGAACTGCCAATGCCTTCTACTCTCCCTTTGCCTGCTCGCTTGCAGTGCCTATATGTGTATTTCGCACTACAAAGGTGGCACAAAGATTTTAGAAAAGCAAATTATTTTTTGAATTGTTCCTCAAATTTTGCTTTTGCATTCGCAATTTTTTTAGGACCGCAAAGTACAGGTATGTAAACAAAACTTTCAGATCGCCCAATTCTACCCCATACAGGAACCTCACCATTTTCTTTTAACTTAATAGTAAAATAAACACGCATTTCACCAATAACAACACCAATTTTTACACCTTCCTCATTGTATATACCTATCGGGAAAGGCTCATTTAATCCCACCATAGGTTTTGCTGTTCCATAGAATATCCCTTTCTTTGCATCGATATCAGAAACAATCATATAATGCTCTCTTAGGTTAGCTCGTGCATAAACCCTTTCCTCTTCAGGGAGCAATTCAGCCCATGCATTATAATCAAATTCAACATATGCCTTTCCCCAAAAAAATTTCTTATTTCCATTGATATAACCTACAGCTCTTGCTTCACCACCTTTGCTCAATATATATTGATGTATATCTTTTTGACCTTTTGGAATATACCCTAAAAGTTTTCCATAATTACCATATATAGCAATTGCATAATTATCGTATATATTATTTGTCTCAGCAATGGCTTTCCCATCAAAAGTGCCTACATCGCTCTTGCTTAATCCACGAAATGATGTTCCCTTGATTTCAAAACAGTCATATCCTTGATCTACAAATCCACTATAATAACCGGAAAGATAATCTTCATCACCATAAGTCACATCATAATCATCATATCGGCTTTGATAATCACTTCTTGATCGATCCCCAGATGATTGTCCCCCAAAAATGAGATCAAAAACAGTAATGACCTTAATTACAATCCAAACAACAACAATAATTGCTACAAATATCAGTATATACATAATAATTTGAAATTATCTTTTCCTTTTAATCGCCATCCCCGAAACATGCAATTCATACTCATAAGTATGAGTATAAACTGTTATCATTTTCACAATCACCGCAAAGATACGTCTATTTTTGATAACACAATTGTATAGTGCAGATTTTCAAATCATGATCTACAAATTACCATCATAATATAATTTCTCAAAGATTTCGTTTCAATACCCTTGTTTATTAACCAAATGGTTATTACATTTGCAATGTCATAACAGAGTGCACAATGTATGATGACGAAGAAGAGCTAAAGGCTCGGATTGAGGCCGCGGAAAAAGACCTCGGTTTCTTTTCCCTCTACTGGGATGACATTCGGGAAACTGATTGGATTTCGGACGAGGAGCTTGAGGAAAGTGTCAATGACGCTTTAGACGATTTAATTGATGCCAAACGAAAGCTGAAAGAAAGCGGTAGTCCCCCATAGTGGGGCTACCTTTTCGCAACAACATATTAAAAATCAGAATTATGGACGCAAAAGCAGAAATCAAGAAATGGAAAGCGGAGTTTGCATTAGCAAACACGAAAGAAGAACGGGCGGAATATGACAAGCGATTTAAAACATTCCTTTCTTCATTATCTCCGGCCGAAAAGAAAAAGTTTGCCCAGGCATACCGCGAAGGAGCAAAGGACGCCATAGATGAAGCCAAGAAGATTGCAAGAATCATCGAACGCAAAAAGAAGCTTGACGGTGTCCTCAATTTTGCCTCTATGTCTTATATTGCAGAGCATTATTTCGGAAAATCCCGCCAATGGCTATACCACCGTATCAACGGAAATACGGTAAACGGCAAACCAGCTGATTTCACACCCGAAGAACTTAAAACATTCTCGCTCGCCCTGTCCGACCTCGGTGAAATGCTTAAACGTGCATCCTCTGCCATCCTATAAGTTGGAATAGATGTATCATGCAAGGTTGTCGAATCACGAGGTAAAAGACTTGATATCATCTAACATTTCCGTTATTTGACAACACATCTTCTATTTTACCTATAGACTTGATAATCTGCTCAGAATTACTTCTCAATATATGGTTCTGGCATTCCAAATCGCGTATTCTTTCCGCTTGCTTTCGGATCACCTGCGTATTACGTTGGAACGCATGTACCGCCTGCATGACGGCTTTTGAAGCTTGATGTAGCTTTACCTCATTCATCAGATACAACAAAGCATCCCGGTCCCTATCAGATAGGGACCGGATTAAGATGTTATTTATCTTTTTCATTCAATTCCTTTCAATAAGCGGTAACACCCCGGCCTTTTTCAACTTCTCATACAGAAATATTCGGCCTTTCTGCCTCCATTCAGTATTTAAAACCGAATCTCTGCTCCCATCCTTGTGCATAATGGGGACCGATTTGCTATGCACATACCCTTGAGTTATGTACGGAGAATACAGGATCCATTGCCCGTTTACTTTTCTCTGTATCTTCAACTCTTCCAATAACCGGTTGAAAGACTTAGCAGTCATTCCGTAATCCTGTGCAATCTGTGTAATAGTGACCGTTTCCTTGCTATTCAATATAATTTCCAGATAATCCGTCTTTTTCTTCATTTCGACTATCTCCATATTCATAACCGATATCTGCTTTTGCTGTTCTTCTATCTGCTCCTGTTGTTTTGCCGCCAACATCAACGCCTGACTGAACGATCCGGGTATAACAAATCCCTTCAACTTCTCTTTTTCCAGTTCCTCCCAACGATCGATGATCTTTTCCCTGAGTTTGGCATCATATCCGGAAGCGAGAATAAGACAACCTTTCTTGGTGAGATTGTAATATGGATCTTTCCTTTCCGCTCCATTACCTAACTTATTGATTCTAAACATCAACGCAAAATTGCGTTCATGTACTCCTTGATCCAATAAATTGCGAATATCGCGCATAACATCTGCGTGGCGTTTTCCTGTTAGTTCTGCCACCTCCAAAGAACTCATTGTTTCTTTTTTTACTACTAACTCTTCCATTTTATTTAGTAATTAAATCGTTGATAATTATATTGTTTTAAAAATTAACAAAACTCACTCCATTATACTGATACATATCATCCCCATCCTGTGACATATAGCCACCAATGGCATTCGCCATTGCGACAACACCGTCGATCTTTTCAATGCTCTTCCTCTTGTCCATTTTGATATTATCATTTGCATCCCGATATATCACCACATTTCGAAACATCCAGCGAATAACCGGATTGCCCATCAAATCAACAGAAGCGGAAGTAACGTCAGCCTCCAACTGCTTCGTAGGCTCGCTCATGTTCTGGATCCCCTGACTAAACTGGTCAAGTATACCGTCGAAACCTTCCTTTTGCAATCCCTGTATCACTCCATGATATGCCTTGGCAGGGTCGAAAGCGAGATTCCGGACATCATACTTTTTCAAAATAGCCGACATCTCGCTTACCATGACATCGATATCTATTACATCACCGGGGGTCACATTTATCCAACCCTCCTTTTGCCATTGCCTATAATCTACCCTATCTTCCTTTTGCAAAATTTTACCCTCCGGAATCCAAAAATACATCCTGAATGCCGGGTGCCGGAGCTTCGGAAAATAAAGTGCAAGCGCATTAATATCCACATGGGCCGCCAGGTCAAGACCGGCATAACATTCCTGGCCGATCAGATCATCTTCTGTAGTTCCATAAGCGCAAGCCGCTACCTTTTCATCCTGGATCCAAACATCCGGAGCATCCACCCAGAGATTCAAGTTCTTGGTTTTAAAGTTTACCTCTGTAGTACCGCCTTTATTCAACGCCTGCTCAAATTCCATTTGCATAAAATCTTCATAAACAGACACACCAAGATTAGGACAAGCCTTTGTCCACACCGCAGGATCCTTCCAGTCATCTTCTTTGTCAAGCGAATAAATCAGCGCAAACGTACTTTCCTCCTTTACATCCCCACGCAAGACATCTATATAATGCCTACGCATAGAATAGTAAGGCGATGACATATCAAACCCAGCCGTAGTGATTGAAAATATAAGAGGCTGCCGCCTGGCCCCCATACCGGAACGAAGCAGATTGTAAATATCATCATTCGGCCAAGCATGCATCTCATCACATATACCACAATGTGGCGATAGACCGTCCTTGTTTTTTGTCTCTTTAGAGAGCGGTTTGTAAGATGATGCCGTCGATTCCATAACGATGGAGGTAGTCCACTTCTTTACATACTTGCTTAACATGGGTGATTGCTCCACCATCATACCGGCTGCTTGCCAACAGATTGCAGCCTGGTCCTTATCAACGGCCGCACTATAAACCTCCGCTCCCTGTTCACCATCAAGTATCAACATATAGAGTGCGATAGCAGCCGCTAGGAACGTCTTTCCATTCTTTCGGGCTACTTCTACATCCGCATATTTAAACCGTCGGACACCGTTCTTCGTCTTCCATCCAAACACAACCCATAAGATAAAGCATTGCCAATCTTCCGGCACAAATTCCTGTCCTGCCCATTCTCCCTTGTAATGCCGTAGGAACTGGCAAAAACCAAGTACTTTCTTGGCTGCTTTTTCATCAAAATACAGTCCCATCTCAGCAGCTTGCTTTAAATCACGTACATGTCTTTCGACCGCCAACCGTTCCAATTCCCCGGCTTTCCGTTTTCCAGACATCACATTGTCGATGTATGACAACGCCTTATCCTTGTATATTTCTTCCTTTTTCCTTTTCATCTTATTCCATTTAAAAATTGAGCCAATTCGTCCTCCTCTTCTTTAGGTGATTGGTTGATTTTCTGCCTACTCATAGGCGTAAAACCAAATTCCGCCCCCAGCCTGTTCACATAGTCAAATGCTTTAAACATCATAGATACCTCTTTGCCCGAAACCCCATCCAACATTCGCTCACCTGTATCCACGTTGTCCATGATATTTGTCATGCAGGTAAAAACAAAATCCAAGCTAAACGCATATAAGGCCAAATGCTCAAGGTCAAGCTCCGTCAGAACGCCCAGCGCAATCAACTGGTTGGCTTTCGTCTTAAAAATATCCTTCGATCGCTTTGTCTTCAAAACCTTTAATTTTGCAGTCGAAGTGATCTGCTCGATGGATGTCAGCTTTTCTGCCGAATCACTGTTACCCGACATCCTGCACGGCTGGTCCGTGCCACGAAGTTTTTTAACTTCATCCAAAATTTTAGGTCTGCCCTTTCCCATTTTTTACATATTTTTAGTTTACAATAAAAAGTCCAATTTTGCACGCACGCGGAGCGAGGTCGGTTGTGGTCTTGGAGACATGTCCCCTTAGAGATTTGATACCCCCCTCCCCTGATACTATTTCGTCATTTTTTCTCAATTTACACCGTCATTTTCTCGTGCGCGTACATTATAAAGCCTCTGAGACAACAACTTATAGGGTTGTCAATCCATCGAGATAATTATACATGATATAATTTCCATTTAAACCCATTTTTCTTTTGATTTTAGAAAGCTTCATCTAGCGTACGTGCTGCTGGATTATCCAACCTTAACTTTCCGTTAATGCTTTCTAAATAGATTTCTGTCGTTTCGATCCTACGATGTCCAAGCATTTGTTGGACCGCTTTGATATCGGCACCATTGAGTAGTGCCATCACTGCCGCCGTATGTCGAAGCGAATGGGATGTCTTTTGCCTTGAATATATACCGGATTTAACCATGTAAGACTTAACAATCCTACCTATTCTGTCAGGAGTCATTTGCCTTTCGCCCGTCGTACTATGTGTTAAAAACACAAACTCATCATCGCAAGCTACCCCACGAAAAGGCAAGTAATCATCTATAATAGGATCTATCGCTTTGTGCGTAAGACCAACCAATTGCCCGCCCACTTCTTCCCCTTTCCGGAAAACCTCGACAATATATCCGGAGTCTGATTTATTGATATGATTAATTCGCAATCTCGATACTTCCACACAACGAAAGCCGGAACGAAGCATAAGGTTTATCATGGCATAATCCCTTTTGCCTACTAAACTATCACGTGGTATAACAGATAACAATCTCAACACCTCTTCTTTTTCAAGGTGCAATTTCATGTGCGAATTTGACTTATTCTTAAGCCTTATTCCAGCAGCTATATTTTCGTGCTCGCCAACTATTTCGGCATAACGATAAAATTGTCTCACGGCTTTAAGATAGGAGTCTACAGTATTGGCAGACAATCCTTTATTAATAAGATAGTTTTTATAGGCAAGAATATCCGCTCTGTCTAAATACTTGATATTCCTGCCTTCCATAACAACCCATCTCTTAAAAAAATCAAGGTTATTGGAATACAACTTTTTGGTGTTATCTTTTACATCGAGATTTTTTAAAAAATCCTCTTTTACTTCTTCAAAATAATGTACCATAAATTTTAAATTAAATATCCATTTCCGGCCAAAGAACGAGCATTGTCTTCTAGAGTCATTTTGTCGTATCGGTCAAAACAAGCCGTTGACTTATGCCCCGTACATTTGCGCGTCTTTTCGCTTGGGACGTTGTTTTTATTCATATTAGTCACAAAAGTTCTACGAGCCGTATGGGATGATATCATTTCATACTTATGTTTTTTGACCAATACGATTTCCCCAGCACGTTCTTCTTCGTATACGACCAAATCATCAAGCCCGACCTTCTTACAAACTTTTTTTATTGCTTTATCAAAATATTGTATACAACGCGCCCTAGGCATCTTTCCACCATACTTAGCAAAAACCTCCCGTACATAATCAGTAAGCGGGACAACTGCTTTATTCTTGGTTTTTTGTTGCAGGATATGTATATTGTCACCTTTGATATTATCGGCCGATAGACGCGAATAATCCGAATACCTTTGGCCGGTCATACATCCGACAATAAACGTATCCCTAATTTCTTCTTCCCAGGGAGTTAACCCTTTGTAATAATATATTCGGGCTATCTCTTTTTCAGTCAAATAAACAAATGTCGAATCGTTTTCCACTACCTTCGCATCAGAATAAGAATCATCTACAGCCCAACCATTTAGATATGCTTTTTCTATCAAATACTTTAACTTGGTTATCATACTTTTTATAGTCGACAACTTAAGACCTTTATCTATATGCAAATAGCGTACAAAATCATCAATATCCTCTTTTCCAATCTGATTCGTCCTGAATCTCCGATTAATAAACTGCTGATATTTGTAAAAATGATCAAGCAGATTCTTATACATAGAAAAGAATTTTCCCCTCTTTTTCATGTTTATAAACAGTATTGCAAATTCCATAAAATCGCAAGATGGTAAGTTTCTGAAGTATTCGCTTTGTAAACGAACCTCATTGCTTTTAGATAAATCAAATTGAAGTGCTTCCATGACTTTATTTTTTGATATTAGGAAAATTGCACTACATTTGTAGTGCTCATAACTAATCTGCTAAGAGCAGGTGAGAGTTTACAAAGCCGTTCGGATGCCGTCGGACGGCTTTGCTTTTTCGTTTGTTTGACTTAACACACTATCATCAAACCCAGAGCAGGCAGCATCGTTCTGCTCGGCACCGGCCATCTGACATTCGAAGTAAGCGTCACAATCTCCACATATCTGGTCGTTCGGTTTTTCCGAACAACCACTGTCTAGTCCCTGATCCAGGCAAGCGATAAAATGCTTCAAGGCTTCTTCCGCTGTCGGGCAGTCCGGTGATTCGAAATAAATCATCGCTTCATTAAAGGCTTCGATAGCCTTTTCTTTCATCACTTCCTTGATGATTATAGTACCGTCCGCTCCTTGTTCTCCGGGAGGATCGGGATGTCCTAATTGCTGTAGTTGCCATTGGGCACCGGCTATAAAAGCATCTTCAAGATCTTTAGCGCAAAACAATTTCATATTCGTTTCGAATATGTCGGGCTCTCGTAGCAGATGCAATGCTACTTTGGTGGCATTGACCTTATATTCATGTGCGTTGCTGTTCATAATTTTTTAATATATACGTTAAACATTACCCCATTCTCGTAAAGCCTGCTCAACCAAACTTATCTCTTCAGGTGGTACCCTTTTCCTGTCAGGATACTTTAACCGTCCAATAGTTCTAAATCTCGGACCGCGTATAGTGGTGTATGCTTCATAAAGCAATCCATCTTCTATTTTATAATAGGCGTGATTGTGACTTTTGTATATCATGATTCACTTGTTTTTAAATTTTACAGTATAGATTGAACATATTCCAAATATTCTTGAGCTTGTTCAAGGGATTCGAATTGAGATGTCTCTTCGTTATATAAAGGAGCATAGTTGGCTTGTTTCAATAAATTGTCGTAAAACATATTGATGAATATTTTTAATAGATCGGCTGTATTATTCACTGTTCCCATTGTTACTCCATGACATCCATCTCCCATATTTACATATTCGTTACTAAAAGACATCCCACCTTTTATACCATATCGAATTTGAGCGATGTATATGCGTTCGAAATGTACTTCAAACCAAAGATTATGTTCTGATTTTTCATATTCTTTGATTGATAAGCAGAATATGCCAAAAACAAATTTCAACTCTTCTTTTGTAATTCCTGCCGGATTTTTTGTCAATATTTCTTTAACTTGTTCTTTCGTTATCATGATTCGCTATTTTTTAATTCTACACTTTTTCATTATTCCCCCACCTATGGAATGGCATCTACTAATTGCTATTATCTTTCTCATAACCTATTTTAATTTTTCTTTTACACCTAATAAATAACCCGCACTGAAAACAAAGCCAATGCACACATATCACGAGCGAGTCTGCATCTTTAATCCTTTCTCGCTCCATGTACCACATTATTGCCGGAAGCAGAAAAAATACATCACTAATCTTACTGTAGCCGACAAAGCGTTTATCGTTGAAGTATAAATCACTCATAATTATTTAAATGTAAATTGCTTAATTACTTTTTTGTCAATATCGGGGAGTGCTCTATACTGACATTCAGTACCGAGAACGACTCTTCCATCATGAAGACATATAAGCGTTCGAAATGGCAGTTCTTTATCATCCCGAATTATTACTCCAGGAATTGTTTTATTTGCTTCATAATTAAAGCAATTATGTCATTAAAACCTTTAACTTGTCCCATCTTGATTTCTTTTTTTTATTGCCTTCTCTGTGTAATGTTGATTTTTAAAGGCACGCTCCAAAAGGAGCGCACCAAAAGATTAAAGTTTAAAAGTGAATGCTGCCACCGCCCGAACCCTGCCACTATTGTACTTGCCGTTGTAGTACGTGAAGCCATTGGAGAAGTTCACGACCCATGCGTGGTTCTGGCTGTTCTCGGTACTGGACCAATACCACGCCGAGGAGGCTAACGGTTCTGCGCCTATGTATTCAAGCGCATCGTTTATGCTGTCTTTGTAATGCGCCATTGGGTTGAGTTGTCCCAACGAAGGGATGTATTCGCCATCTTCCAGCAGATTTCTCAACTTTGGATTTCTGGCTACAAGGCGTTCCGTATTGCCGCGTCCGTCAATGTCAAACAGCGCATCACATTCACGTTCGTAATATGTCTCACTTCCGGATTCTTCACGGCTATCATCGTCAAGCAACTGTACACTATCATGCTCCGCCAGTGAGATAGCAAACGATACGTCTTTGTGCTTTAATCCGATGTATCGTACACAATCTTTGGGGTTATCGCCGGTAAACGGCTCTGCGTGTCCGTCTTTGTAGATTAGATACAGTCCGCTGGCGTGCTCTACTTTGTCCTCTTTAGATGGTACGCGGTCGTTACATACGGGTTGGCCACTCTTGGTGATCGCTGGCATGATTACCGACAGGTTTAAATTTTTGATGTTAACATTCATTGTTTTTAGATTTCAATATTAAATGAAGCACCGGCTTTACAATAAAGTATGCGAATAAATATAAGACTGCGATGAGAACATATCCTCCCCATAATGGAGAGGTTACCCACCACCAGTTCCAATCTATTACACCTGTCAGTTTTAAAATTATAAATACTATACCCAATAGTCCTAAAAATCCAATTTGCATATATCAATCCTCCTTTGCATTATACATTAAACCCCATTTTTTTATAATCTTCCGGAAACTCTTCTTTGATCATACTCAATAGTTTTCCTGCACATTCATATTGTTCATTTTTCATGCAAATATTATAGCTTTGTACTATAAAATTTAAACGAATAGGCTTCAAATTATTATCCAACTCCTTGCATCGTTTATTAATTGCAATTTGTTGCTTCTGTTGATCAAATAAGACTTTCATGACAACAAAAAAAGCCACCAATGAAGCAACAGATATTACTAACGATATAATCAATAATACAATCATAATATCTTTTCAATTTTAATTATTAACCAATTCAACAAAACAGCAAGGCAACCAAAAAGATTTACCATTATACAAAACGCATATCTCATTAGTAGAAAAGTCAACAGATATGATTTCCAATATATTATCATTTATGATAGCCAACATACCTGCACCCCATTCAGTATTTTCAAATTCGCTTATTTTCATATGTATATTTAATTTTATTCATCTGATTTCCATTCGACATTAACAACAGCTTTAACACGGCCTAAACCATTACAAAAAAGACACTTTGTAGATTTAAACTCATCTCGTCCTTGTTGATCTATGAACTCCTTTCTACCATTGCAATTAGGACAAACAAAACCACATAATTCAAATTTCTCTTTTTTTTGTAAATACTCAGGAGGAGTAATTACTACGATTGACTTTTTGCTACTCATTGTCTGCCGTTTATTATTTTTTTATCCCTATTACCTTTGGCTGCATTACATTTCGAGCATAACGCTTGCCAGTTTGACTCATCCCAAAAGTCATGGATGGCTATAGGGATGATATGATCCACCACCTCAGAAGGCACATACAGCCCTTTTTTCAAACATTCTTCACACAGAGGATGGGACTCTCTAAATGCCCTGCTTTCCTTCGTCCACCGCCACGAATGGTAGCGATCATCCGATCTACTACGTTCATATTTTGACCGATTATGCGCTGTTCGCTGGACACCATATAGGCGGACTCTTTTTTTCGTTGGTTTATTTGCCATATCTTTTTAGATTTAAAATGGGCACGGAATATCATAATCCGTAAACCTCGTTAATGTCTTGTTATGATGAAATTTAACATCTCCTGTACGACCATCTCTATTCTTCGCAACTCGCACAATCCCCATCCCCTGTTCCTCGCTACGATCATAATACGCCGGTCTATGGAGCATCAGCACTATATCTGCATCCTGCTCAATACTTCCGGATTCTCTTAAATCGGACAATATCGGCGTTTTATCTTGCCTTTCCTCGCACTTTCTCGAAAGCTGCGAAAGCAGGACAACAGGCACATTTAAGCTCTTAGCCATTCCTTTTGCAAACTTCGTTGTTTCAGCTACTTCCTGCTCTCTGGAATAATTCCGGTTTTCGGATTTGATCCTCACAAGCTGGAGGTAATCTATAATCACAAGCTCGCATTTACCTTTACGCTGGAGATTTTTCGCGACAGAACTAATCTGTTGGATTTGGAGGCCAGATGTATCGTCTACCGTTATCGGCAGCTCACCCAAGCAATCAACTGATTGAGATAGATTAGCCTCCTCTGTATCGGTCAATGCCCCTTTTCTAAAAGCTGCGGCATTAAAATCACCATGAGCTATTAGCATCCTATCCGACAAACTTACTCCTGACATCTCCAAAGAAAAGATAACCGTAGGATGGCCAGACATGGCAGCCGTCCTCGCTATGTTTAAGGCAAAAGCCGTCTTACCCATTGCAGGACGAGCCGCTAAAATGACAAGCTGACCACCTTTTAAGCCAAGCAGAGTATTGTCCAACTTATCTATTCCGGTCAAAATACCCGTTTTCCTGCCATCTAACAAATTTTCTTTGCGCCTCTCGTACATTGACATACTTTCGTGAGAAAGTGTTCTCAAATCGGCCGTATTCGTTCCAACCGTCATTCCCTTTGCTATATTTTCGAGCATCTTGATACCGGAATAAATCGTATCTTCGATATCCAAGGTCCTATCAAGGGCCATAGCCATAATTTTATGGCCTGAAAGTATAAGCTGACGAGCCATGTATAACTCCTTAAGATATAGCGCATGAGCCAACAAATTAGTTGTCATTGCCACCTTGCTAGTCAATTGGGCTATGTAGAATGGTCCTCCTATTTCGTCCAATTTGCCCATTTTCGACAGCTTAGATACGACCAACATCATATCGACAACATCTCCATCCTTTGCCACCTGGTCTATAGCATCATATACTGCCGCATTCGCTTCATTGAAGAAAACATCCTTTGTCAATACGGAAGAAACGGCATTGATAGCAGTAGATTCGATCAGCAACATCCCAAGAACAACTGATTCGACATCCTTATCCGACGGTAGGTTAAAGCTCTTCATACTGACTGCTTCCTGATTGCTGTTTTTTCTCATTTTTCATTCTCCTTTCCCATGTTCTGACGGAAGCCTTCCAATCTTTCATTTTCGACTTACCTACCATCCAGTTCTTCGACTGGTAAAAATCATGAAACCACTCGGCATCTATCCCGTTATTCCGTTCTCTGCAATAAGATTCGATTTCAGAAATAGAAGGAGGGGAGAAGGCTTTGGCCTTCGACTTGGAGGAATCGGAAGATTCCGACTTTTCAAAATTCCCCCTCTCTTTATCTTCTAAACTATCTTTATCATTAGAACTATCTTTGTTACTATAACTAATACAAGAATTAGATACTACGTTAGTAGTAGATAATTCTATTTCTTTTCTTTGGTATGAATTCGTATTACGTTCGTTATACGTTCGTATTACGTTCGTATCATCTTCTGATTTTTCACTAGCATTCGACGGAGAAGGGAGCGCTTTTTTCTTACTCCATCTTGCAGAAATAGCTTTCTTACCTGCAATAGATCTTTGGATTTTCTTATACTCCATCAGTTCCATTCTTTCGCGAAGAGAGCGAGAAAAGAAAAATTCATCGTTTTCAATGACAAATAACCCGTAGCCCGACACAACTGTCTTTAATTTTGATTCCGACACTTTAAACCGATTTGCCAATGCCGGTATAAGGAGCAGCGACATTTTGTATTCAGGCTGCTGGCGGAGCATTTCCACTAAGCCCCAAAACATCCCGTAACCCTCCATTCCAAGTTGCTCTATCAGCAACATACATTTGGGGTCACTCATTGCATTCGCATCATGCGAAAAGTATATATTTTCCCTGTTCATAATTAGCGACGATTTTTATCCTTTTTCAAAAGGTCAATCACCAGATCAACATCAAATACAATCTGCCTACCGACCTGTGTATATGCCTTGTCTATTTTTCCGCTATTTTTTACTTTTTGTGCAGTAGCGTTAGAGCAGTTCAACAATTTAGCCAATCCTGATATCCCATATACCAAATTTCTTTTAGGGATTCCAATAGGCTCCACATTCGAGATATTGATTACATTTTTCTTCTGTAATTCAATAAACTCACCTACCGTCAATTGCCATATAGGCGTGTCCAAATTATACATCAGACTTCCACCTCCTTATAAGATTCAAAACCACCGTATTTTTCTAAAGCTATTGATCTGATTTTCTTAGCTTTTTCTGAATTAGAAGTATAGTTCAATGACTTACTAACAAAATCTCTCGAAACACTTACCTCCTTTGCAATTTTCTGTTTACTCCCAAATGGAGTGATAATTACTGGTAATCTCTTTTTTTCTTCCATATACTTGCATATTACATTTATATTCTATATTTGCATTCTTCAAATGACTTTGCAAATATGGTGAGTATTTTCGGCATATAAAAATATAACACCGAATATATTCGGTTGAATAACATTAATTAACACAATATATTATGGATATTAGAGACAGAATTATACAATTCGTTGATTACAAAGGTATTAGTTTTAACTTTTTTGAAAAAAACATTGGAGCATCAAAAAGTTATATCAGTAACACAAAGAATATTTCGGCAAAAGTAGTATCCAATATACTCCGAATATACCCGGAACTATCTCCAGAATGGGTTTTAACAGGGGAAGGATCCATGCTTAAGAAAGAAAATGCAGTCAAATCCAATTTCCCTGTAAAAAGCGAAGACAAAGGGGTGCCATACTACAACGTCGATTTCGTTGGAGGATTCGATTTGGTGATTAACGATCAGACTACAATACCGGAGTATCTTATAGATTTTCCGAAATACAATGAGGCGACCTGTTGGTGTAACGTAACAGGGCACTCGATGGAGCCAGAGATAACGCATGGTGACATAATAGCCCTGAAGAAGATAGAAGATATATCATTCCTCCCGTATGGTGAAATATACGCCATAGTCACAAAAAATGAAATGCGCACAATCAAAAGAATAGGACCTTCTCAAAATAAAGATTGCTACTCTCTGATTCCAACTAACAAATCACCTGAATATGGCGTACAAGAATTACCGAAAGAAATGGTAAGGATTGTATTCAAAGTACTTGGGTGCATGAAAAGATTATGATAAAATAATCAATATTTCGCCTCATTATCAAAATCGTGAATACACATAGCAATACTCATTAAGTCAGATATACAGTATCGTGTTTTTTCAGCAATATCTGATTCTGAGCACAGTATCTCTTTTGAAATGTACATCAATTCAGATACGAGTTTCTTTAGGCTCGATATATTGAGCACCGACCTTCCAAGATCTGCAAGGTCAAAAATCTGATTTTCAGTAAGACCTGGAAATCTTTCTACAAATTCTTTTTGTTCCATGTTTTTTAGATTTAAAAACTGCTATTATTAGCTGCCTGTTAATTAAACAAGATATAGAGACTTTTTGTTTTAAAATAAAAATTAAATTATACATTTGTCATGATAAACAAATATTATCACATATTTCTTCTTGATAAAGAAAAAGGGAAAGAAGATGCAAAACTACGTCTACGAGTTAGATGGGGTAAAAATATAGTGGCTTTTAATGTAGGATTTCGAGTTGATATTAACAAATGGAGTTTGGAAACGCAACGATGTAAAAACAACACCACACATGGAAAGAAAAAAATACAAGCATCTGTAATCAATAGAGAAATAAACTTATACGAAACTGCCGTTGAAAATATATTTAACAAATTCAACAATGAAAGAAAAACGCCTGATAAGGAAAAATTTAAAGCACTATTTATTAAAGAAATAAGAGGAATAGATATAGATAACGAAAAACATTTAGATAAAAATATATGGAAGTATATTGATGATTTCACGAAAGAAATAGGGATGAAAAACAATTGGACACAAGCAACATACCAAAAATTCAAAACACTAAAAAATCACCTTATATCATTTAATAATCAGTTATCTTTTGAAGAATTAAACGAATTAGGATTAAATAATTTCATGACCTTTTTAAGAGACGATCTTAATTTACGAAACAGTACTATAAAAAAACAAATATCTTTTCTAAAATGGTTCATGAGATGGGCTACATCAAAAGGATATAATAGCATTCGAGATTTTGAATCATTTGCTCCTAAATTGAAAGATACAGAAAAAAAAGTTATCTTCTTAGAATGGGAAGAATTAATGAAAATATATAATTTTTCATTTCCGGAAAACAAGAAATATTTGGATCGTGTAAGAGATGTTTTTTGCTTCTGCTGCTTCACGTCATTGAGATATTCGGACGTTGAGAATCTAAAACGACACAATATAATCAATGATACTATATACATAACAACCATCAAAACAGCAGACACAATATCTATCGAGTTAAATGACTACTCAAGAGAAATACTTAATAAATACAAAGATGATTTATATCCAGACAATAAAGCATTACCGGTAATAACAAATCAAAAAATGAATCAATATTTAAAAGAAGTTGGATACATATGTGGAATAGACACCCCTGTGACCATTACATATTATAAAGGCAATAAGAGAATAGATGAAACATTTAAAAAGTACGAATTATTAGGAACACATTGCGGAAGAAGAACCTTTATATGTAATGCCCTAATGATGGGAATACAACCAGAAGTTGTCATGAAATGGACAGGACATAGTGATTACAAATCGATGAAGCCATATATAGATATTGCTGATTCTGCAAAACATGAGGCAATGAAATTGTTTAACAAAAAACAATAAAGTCCCCAAAATAGTACCTTAAAAATAAAAGTCACTGATAATCAGTGACTTTTGTGGAGATGGAGAGATTCGAACTCTCGTCCAAACGAGGAATTAATCTGCTTTCTACATGTTTATCTTCGCCTTCGATTGTCGGGTGCAAGCAAGACCGAAGCCACCCACTTGAACCTTATCCTCTAAAATTTCACTTGGAGCCCGAGACTTACTCCAAACTATCTCCGATATTGCTGCACCACCTGATCGGAACGCTTCGGAGCCACAGCATCCGGGTGATGTCACGTCCCCGCAACTTTTGCAGGGATTAAGCTTGAATCTACTGTACTTCGATTAAGCAGCGAGAGCGTAATTGTTTTCGCCAGTTAATTGTTCGCCGTCTGAGATTTAAGTGCAAGCCGACCACGCACTACATGCTTACAAACCACTTCTACCCGCTGTCTAAACCGGTCATCCCCATGATTTGTGAGTACAAAGATACAGAAAAATCGAAAATCTTTGTACTCTATTTAGTTTT